GAAGAAGGTGTTCAAGACCCTTAAGGACAAGCAGGAGTCTATGCAGCAACAGCAAATGCAAATGCAGCAGCAACAGATGGAGCAACAACAACAGCAAGCCCAGGCTCAATTGCAACAGCAGGCTGTTATGGCTGAGCAGAAGATTGCTCATGACGACTACCAGAAGGAGCTTGACAGAATCAATAAGAAGGAAATTGCCATCATCCAGGCTACAGGATTTGGTAATGTTGAAGCTGAAGATGTGAACGCAAACGCTGTTCCTGATGTCCTTGAGGTGAGCAAGCTGGCAAATGATCAGCAGAAAGCAGCAAAAGATCTGCAGGTTAAGATGGCAGACATTGCCTCCAAGAACAAACAGGCTTCTGATAAGATGGCCCTTGAGAGGGAAAAGCTTCAGGTGGCTAGGGAAAACCAGGCAAATGATCTGGCCATTGCTAAAGAGAACGCCAAAGGTAGAAACAAAAAACCATCTAAATAATGTTTGATAAACTAATAGATGTCCTAATACAGTGGATATCTGACTTCCTGCCAATAGTGATTATTCCTTCGTATGAGGAGGGTGTGCGACTGAGATGTGGCAAGTTCAAAGATGTGCTACGCCCAGGATTGCATTTTAAAATACCCTTCTTTGACGAAATCATACGTCAGCACATAGTGGTGACAACATTGAGTCTGCCATCCCAGTCACTTTACACAAAGGACAAGCAGAATTTCGTTTGTAAAAGTGTAATCAAATACAGAATTTCAAACGTAAAAATGTTTCTCCTAGAGGTGTATGATGCTAAAGATGCATTGTCAGACATGACCCTTAGCATCATTAAGGATGTAATCACATCCCTACCGTCAGAAAAGTGCATCGATCCAAGCATTGACAGCCTCTTGACAAAGAAAGCTAGGGTGGAAGCTAGGAAGTGGGGAGTGGAAATACAGCAGGTGACACTCACTGATATAGCCCCAATCAGGAGTTTTCGCATCATAAACGATAGTTTTTTAAACAAACTTGATTAAGTGAATTTACATTAATGCTATATTAACCAGAAATTTGGTTTATATAGCACCTCATCTCTTTGTTATTAAACTATTACAAACTATTTTTACACTCTCAAAACCAACAAAATACAACTACATATGGCTGAAAACTTAGAAAATCCCTCATTTGGGAACTTTAGTATTGAAAACACTATTGAGATGGGAGCTGGAAATGCAGAACTTCTGCAAGATTTGCTAGCTCCTGAAACTTCTACATCTAGCCCTGACGAGATTAAGAGCATCGAAACTCCAGAACCTCAGAAGGAAGAAGCTCCAAAAGCTGGTGCTGAAAAGAAAGAAGCTCCCAAAGAAGATGCTGCCAAAAGCATTCAAGACTTTCTCTCCACTGGTGAGAATGAGGAAGAAGAGGAAGAAGAAGCTCCTGCCCCAACAAAAGCAAAAGCTGCAGCTAAAAAAGCTGAGCCTGAGCCCACTTCAGAAGAAGAAGAGGGAGAAGCTGAACCAGAGGTTTCCCAATTCGGAGCCCTTGCAAACGATCTGTTCAAGCTTGGCGTATTCTCTAAAGATGATGATGAGGAAGAAGATGTTCAAATCACTACAGCTGAAGAGTTCCTTGAAAGATTCCAGGAGGAAAAGAAGAAAGGGGCTATTGAGGTGGTTAACAACTTCATTGGTCAGTTTGGAGAAGACTACCAACAAGCGTTTGATGCCATATTCGTAAAAGGTGTACATCCCAAAGAATACTTTGGTGCTTATAACAATGTATCAAGCTTTGCTGAAATGGACCTCTCTGATGAGTCAAATCAGGTGGCGATTCTCAAGCAAGCTCTTACAGATCAGGGATTCGAACCTGAAGATATCTCTACAGAGGTTGAAAGACTGAAAAACTACGGTGATCTCGAGAGCGTAGCTCAAAAGCATCACAAAGTGCTGGTCAAGAAAGAAGCTGCCAAGCTCCAACAGATGGAGCAGAAAGCTGAAATAGAGATGCAGCAAAAAACGGCCATAAGAAATCAATACATAAACAATGTCCAAAGCGTTCTCCAAGAGAAGCTGAAGACAAAGGAGTTTGATGGTATTCCCATCAATCCCAAACTGGCCAACGAACTACAGGATTTTCTGCTGGTAGATAAGTATAAGACAGCATCTGGAGAAACACTCACAGATTTTGATCGCACTATTCTAGAACTGAAAAGACCCGAAAACCACGGAACAAAGGTGAAGGTTGCTCTTCTGCTCAAGATATTGGAAAAAGACCCCACCCTATCCACCATTCAGAAATCAGGTATAAGTAAAAAGTCAAACGAACTGTTTGGTGAAGTGGCAAGACAAGTGAGCAAGAGTGGAGTGAAATCCTCCAACAACAACCCTCAGAAATCCAATTCATGGTTTTTATAAAACAAATTCATAACATTAATTAAAAAAGGATAACAAAATGGCAATTCAAACAATCCCAGGCCTCACTGGTTTTACTTACGCACGTGTTGCCTCTATGGACAAACGTGCTGTGGGTAAACTCACAGATGCTAACCACCTGGAAAGCTTCCACTCTACAGAACCTGCTGACTACGATAAAAAGATCATCAGTCTGTACACCCAGAGTTCATTGTATAGCAATGACTTCCTGGACATGATTAACAAAAGCACACCTTATTATATTGATAATAATAGTGATGCTTGGAAATGGCAAGTTGCTGTTCCCTACAAATTCCCCAAAATCATCGCCATTCCAGATGCTACAACTGGTAATGTGGGTATTGATGGTCAGGAATTCACCCTAGTGCTTGACACTAACGAGTTCTCTAAGAACGCTATTGTTTCTGTAGGTTCTCGTCAATACGGTCCTCGCTTCTATGTAACCAAAGATCCTATTCCTTGGAACATGGGCTTTCTGTATACATTCACTCTGGTAACTGATAATCCCACAGTGGATTTTGTAGCTGTTACAGGTCCTTTCCTGCAAATCGGTACTGAACTGGAACTGGTTGATGCTGCCATTGGTGAATTCGATCAAGACCTTTTGGGATTGCCTCGTCTGGGTGAGCAGATCACTATGTTTGAATCTCTTGGTTCTGCATATGGTTTTGAGCACAAAATCACTGAATGGGCTGATGACAAGATGATGCGTGATGCTTCTGGTAAGCCTCTTGACATCCTTGTATATGCTCCTCAGCGTAGGAACCAACTTCCTCTTACACGTAATGACGTTAAATGGGAACCGTTCATCGAGTTCTGGATGCGTAAGTCTATGCTTGAACTGAAAGTTAAGCGTATGATTTGGAGCAAGCCTGGTACCGTTAAGACCAACGGATCTAAGCAAGAACTGAAGCGTACCTCTGCTGGTGTATACCACAGAATGCGTAACAACGGTAACCTGGTTCAATACAACCGTGGTGAATTCTCTGCAAATCTGATTCGTTCTGTATTTGGTGATCTGTTCTACCGTCGTGTGGATGTTAAAGATCGTCGTGTTAAAATGTACACTAACGAGGCTGGATTTGACGTGTTCCAACAAGCTCTGAAGGCTGACGCTCTGAATAGCGGTCTCACTTTCATGGCTGATTCTGGAAATCGTTACCTGCAAGGCGAAGGTCAGCACATCACTTACAACTTTGCATTCGATGCAATGGTTACACGTGAGACTGGTCGTGTTGAACTGATTCACCTGAAAGAACTTGATCTGCCCCAATCCAACCTGGAATTTGGTCAGAACAAGAAGAGCACACCCGTATTCATGGTGTTTGATGTTAGTCCGATGAGCGATGGTTCAATGGTTAACAACATCCGTGAGGTAAGAATGAAAGGTGCTCCTTCCATGACTTGGGGATATATTGATGGTACTCGTCATCACCTGGGCTTTGCTAAGTCTCAAGGTATGAGCTCTGCCAACAAGTTCCCTGGTTATGAAATCTGGATGAAAGACCGTTGTGATGTTTTCATCGAGGATCTGTCTCGCACTGTCCTGATTGAAGAGATTCCGCAGTTCTAATATACGTACTGGTGCTGCTTACCGTAAGATCAGCTCATCAGTCTTCACAAATCCTACCGAGAAGAGAATACCCCCAACATTCGGAGTTGGGGGGCTCTTCTCAAACTACAGAGATGAGGATTGGAATATGTTCCAATTGCTGTGAGGTTCGATCCTCACATCTCTGCTAATTAAAACCACAACTACATTATGGGCAAAATTGGAAAAATATCCACAATCAAGAGGGATTACAGCAACTCGCAGCTTCAAACAATGCAAGGAGGTCTTGCGCTGAAAGGAATGACAAGGGTTCCTGGTACAGGCGTATTCAAGTATCCCTACAAGGAACTTGATGGTCAATACAGAACAGGACTCGATCCTAATGCTGCTTATCTCAGAAGGATTTCCGATCCTCTTGAGAGAGAAATGGAAATCGAACGTATTACAACAACAAGAAAAAGACTTGAGGTGTCAATGGGAGATATTGATTTGGGACCTCGTTCTTCCTTTTGGAATTACGGACTTTCCCTCTCTACAGAAGACATGATGCATGTGCAAGCTGTAAAACTGATCGATGGAGACAACTTCTTTGATCTAAGTAATCCCTTTCAAGAGCTTACATTCTCTTGGTTGCGTGTACATCCTACAATTGCAAGTTCTTTTCAAGCCTGGGAAAGAGGTGAATATCCTGCTGACACCCAGTTTTACGTAGCTGATGAAGAGATTGAAAACGCAGTGGTGTACAAGAAGAAGCAACTCATCAATAAGGCTATTGTCAAGTTTGACAGTATGACTCCTGATAGGAAAAAGAAGGTTGCTCGTCTGTTGGGACTTCCTGTTACAGATGATACAAAAGAAGAAGCTGTATATAACCTTGTGGATAACATATTAAAGCAAACAGAATTCAAGAACGGTAAATACCAAGGACTCAATCCTGTAGAAGTGTTTACAAGGTTTGCTGATATGAAAGAAAATTTGCTCCATATTAAAGATCTTGTAAAACAAGCAATTACACATTCTGTCTATAGAACAAAGCCTAATGGCAAGATTTACGAAGGTGAATTTGAAGTGGCTAAAGATGAAGACGATTTGGTGAAGTTCTTAGCAGATGATGATAATCAGGATGAACTGATTACGCTTGAGCAAAAATTGAAAACTAAGAAACTTGCTTCTGTATGATACCTGTAGATAGTTTATTATATAAGATTGACCAAAGACTAAATAAACTATCTACTAATGACCATCAACAGATTCAGTTAGAAGATAAGATTTTAGCTTTGAATGAAGCTCAAATCAAGCTCATTAAGCAAAAGGTTGATGGATTTAGCACTGTGAGTGGGTTGGGACTTGACTCTTTTAAAAAGCGTTACGAGGACCTTCAGAGCTTAATTGTGGGGTATAATGAAAACCCTCTACCTCTCACAATTAAAAATCCACAACTGAATCAGTGGTATACAGGTCTTAGAAACCTGAATCCTGCTTACATGTTCTACATAGATAGCTACATACTTGCAGATAAGGGAAGGTGTAAAGACAGACAGATATGGATTAACAAAGATTTGTCAAAACACGGAGATACATCTTTGTTGTTAAACAATGTCCATTACAAACCGTCTTTTGAATATCAAGAAACATTCAACTTCATTTCTTCTGACGAAATGAGTGTTTTTACAGATGGCACATTCACACCTACCCAACTCTATCTTGCATACATGCGCTATCCTGTGTATATAGATAAATCAGGGTATATAAAGTTTGACGGAACACCTTCTACAGATGTGGATTGTGAACTAGAAACCTACCTGGAAGATGAACTTCTGGACTTGACAGTTCAAAACCTGGCTATGTACACTGAGAATCAATCTGCTATGCAAAGCTCTGTATACAGAATTCAAACAAACGAATAATTTTTTCTAACAATTTAAATAAAAAACAATGGCTGATTTTTCATTAACTACGCTCTTCGTAGTGCCAGTGGGGCAAACAACGTTCCCTAGCTCTGGATCTACGCAGAATCTGACAGCTGGCCAAGTTGGTGTATTCACCAACACCTATGCTGCTCTTACTGGAGTAAACGCAGCTGCTCAAGCTGTGTCTCTGGCTGCTGCTCCTTATTTTTATGTTGCTCAAGGCAGAACAAACACTTACCTCCAAGGATCTAAGCGTTCAGATAAGATTTCTGGTCCTTTGAACGCAGGAAGCAAGAATGTCAACGTAACTGAGTGGTACAAAACTGTAGGTAACGCAACTGCTGTTACACAAATTACAGAAGTTGATAATTGGACTGTAAAATGTGGCGAAGTGGTAACACTTACGCTACGTGCACACTCCAGCTATCTGGACACTCTGTATTTCAATGGTTTCACTCGCTCTGTAACTGTACAAGCTCCTTGCTGCGATTGTGGTGGTGATCCTTGCACTGATGTTGATGCTGAGGCTTTGGTTGCTCAGTTTATTGCAAAACTGGAAGCAGGTGGTCCTGGTATCAACCCTGACAACATCACTCTCACTGACTTCTTCACTTTCACAAGCAGTGGAACTGGAGCTGCCACTAAACTGGTAATCACTGGTAAGGCGCTTACAAGATACGCACAGCCTTGCGATGTTGCAGCATTTCCTTGGGAATATGACCGTATGTACTTCCGTACATTCGTGTACAGTGGTCCTGCCACTACAGCTGACTTCATTGTTGCTGACAATTGTAATCCTGTTGCTGATGTAGCTGTCACTCAAAATGCCACTTACCCTAGCGGTAGTGCTGATGAGGTGATTCAACTCGAGAAAAACTTCTACAGCTACCAAGCTGGTTATCTGAAGCATCTGTACAGGATGGTTGGTTACAACGAGAACTTTGAAAGCTGGGTGACTAGCGGTACTGTTTACAACTTGTTCTACATTAAGTTTAACGAGTATGACAAGACGGTTTACCAATGGGGTGATTATATCCACGAAGATTCTATGGTGATCATTGCTATTGCACAAGGGGCTGGCTCAACTGCGCTTGAGACAATTCTTGAGGGTGCATTGGGAACTGTACCTACTATATAAGAGGTAAATAACCACATCATATAACCTATGCCAGAGGGTGAGAGGATCTTCTCAAAATCCTCTGGCATATTTATTTTAAGAACATGGCAGATTTGAAATTAGATATATTAGTCATTCCTTTATACGACAAGCTCCTATTAGGAATTGCTGATGCATCCACCTACCCAGCCTCTCCAGCAGTATCTTCGCCAACAATAGAAATCACAATTCCAGGATTCGATAAAGTAGTTCTTCCATTTAACAAAGACGATTTTAATGTATTTAATTCTACATCATTAGGGCTCACGACTGTGGACGAGCCACTGCTTCCTCTTCCTGATGGTGTATACACGCTTAGGTATTCTGTAACACCTTCATATAAAAACTTTGTACAGAAAACCATCATGCGTGTTGAGCAACTCCAAGAAAGGTTTGATGAGGCATTCATGAAGCTCGACATGATGCAGTGTGACATGGCTATAAAAACCCAACAGAAAGTGGAATTGAACAGCATATATTTCTTCATCCAGGGAGCGATTGCTGCAGCTAACAACTGCGCTATAGATACAGCAAACAAACTATACAACCAGGCAAGTAAGATGTTGAACAACTTCATGAGAAATGGTTGTCGTTGTTCTGGAAACAATTATGTAACAAACTTTCATTAATATATGGCAAGTTGCAAAAATTGTGGTGCAAAGGTTGGCTGTGGATGTCAATTAATAAATGGCCTTTGTGGATATTGTCATGGACAATTGACCAAAGGAATAAATAAGTTTAAAAAATGCTATATCCAAAACCCTCAAATTGCGTTGGTTGCAATATACCTGAATTACTTTCTGACATAGATTGTAAGCTTTCTGATCTTGGGGACGATCTGTACAACAATATATCTTTCGCTTTGAACAGGTCTGTTCCTTCTGAGGTGTTTATCGACTTACTAAACTATAAAAGAATATTAACATCCAAGTTGTGCAACTCAAGCTATGCAAGTTGTTTCTCAGTGGAACAAATTGCTAGTAGGGTAAAACTTTTAAAATATAAATAAATGTCAAATTGTTCAAATTGCTTTAATGGATGTGCAGAGATAGTTTCTGATAGGTGCGTTAGATATACTGGTGTTGACGTTGCTGTTCTTGGAATAAAATCTGGGGACAGCTTGTCGTTTGTAGAACAGGCCCTGATAACATTTCTCACTTCTACATTGGATGGGACAGGTGTAAAGCCTGACATCAGCGCTTCAATAATTTGTGAATTGGTTAAAAAATATCTTCCTGATTGTGAAGATTTGAATGCCACCAACCTCTTTACAGCCCTTATAAAAGCTGCTTGTGATTTACAAGTTCAAATAGATGAGATTGTAGCTGACATAGCTGTTATTGAGGCTCCCTACACAATAGGATGTCTTACAGGTGTAACATCCACCTCTGGAACACACAATATTCTTCAGGCTGTTATTACAAAGCTCTGCACACTAGAAACTTCTCTGGCAGCTCTTGCCCTGAATGTAAGCACAAACTATGTGAAGCTTGCAGACTTAAACACTCTGATACAAAACTATCTCAACAGCATATCTGCCACAACACAGCAGTATACAAAGATGGTTCCCTACACTGTTGTAGAATATTACGGACCTCTCAGTAATTTTAATGGTGCTGGTGTAGGACTTGCTTCTGCAGGATTTGATAAAATCTACATATGTAATGGGCAGAACGGCACTCCAGATAAAAGAGGTAGAGTTGGTGTTGGAGCTATACAAGGTGTTCCTGGTGGAGGACCTCTTGATGCAGCAGTAGATCCTTCCCTTACCATATCAAATCCAAACTACGCACTGAATACAAAAACAGGAGCCAACGCTATAACTCTCGCTGCTTCTCAAATCCCTTCACACACGCACACAGCCACTTCCACCGTAATTGAACCAAATAGTGGACAAGGTCACAGACATGATTTTATTGGTGTTGATACAGTTGATACTGCTGGTGGTTCTACTAGTACCAGAAGATGTGGTGATTTTACAAAACAAACATCATATGCTACAACAGGAATTACTGTTAACACTGCTATAGGTAATACAGGAAGTGGAGAATCTCATGCTAATATTCAGCCTGTTCTTGCTTGCTATTATATAATGTACATTCCTTAATATTCATAAATCTATATAAATGTCTTGCTTACCACATATGCCTTGTTACTCTGTAACAACGTCTTTCCCGAGCGCATGCTCCTCTTGCAATAACAATAACGTCAACTCTGACCTGGTAATCTACACTGGGGCTAACCTGGCATGTTCAGGGATAAACACTTGTGACACGCTCACTACATCCATCCAAAAGCTGGATGAAAAGATATGTGAAACTCAAGAGGGGGTGTTGGCAATTAATGGTGTAAACAGAAGTGGAAATTACATTAAACTTGGAGGACCTCTTACAGAGGCTACAGTGATAACCACCACCTCTGCAAACACTCTGTCAATCCTCAACCTTGAGACAGATAACATACCGCAATACCTTGTGTCTTTGAGCAATGGTATTTTAAGAAAAACCACCTACCAAACAATTCTAGATTTCCTTACAGCTGATAATGGTATTACAAAAACACTGAATAACTTCAGGCTGGGAGGCACACTCGTAGTTCCAACTACAATCGCTACAGATGCAGTGAACACCTTGTCAATTACAGGATTGGTTACCAATCCAGCTCCTGATTTCGTATTGACAGAAACTACAGCAGGCGTTGTACAGAGGACTGCTCTGTCCTCAATAGTCCCCACTCCTGTAAACATTACTGCTGACAATGGTCTCACTAAGACAGCAAATAACATACAGCTTGGAGGTACATTGATAATCCCAACAACCATTGCTACAAGCTCAACAAACACTCTCTCCCTCACAGGACTTAATGC